ATGAGGCAGAAGAGGATGGAGTAGAAGCTGAAGCAGAGGTAGAAACCGAAGTTGAAGATGAAGTTGAACAACCTACTGCAAAACTTTTCTAAATAAAGGTAAATGAACTTATGGAACTATAATGGCATATAAAACGGTTGGTATTGGAACCTCTATAGGTATTACTATAGGAACTGCCACGGTAACACCAGATTTTGCGGTGCAGTCGAGTTCTATACGAGTTCATGCATACAATGCTGATGGATTCGTTACTGTAGGAAGTACTCCTACAGCAGATAATCAGGATCTTTTTATTGCCAAAGACACCTCCTTAACTCTAGGGATGACAAAAGCATCTCTGAGAGTCATTGGAATTACCACTAATGCGAGTGAAACGATTGTTTCTTTCCCAGAAGGACAGCAATGTCCCTTTGGTGTTGGAGATTATATTTCAATTACCGGTACTGGTGATGCAGGTATTACCTCATTCACTAGACATCAGCGAGTTATTTCTGTAGATACTACTGCAGGAACTGGAGGAATTACTGAAGGATACTTTATGACTCGTTGCACAATTGCTGCTGATACACGTAAGTGTTATGCAGACGGTGCTAATTGGAGTGATGCTCGTGCTATTGCGTCTAATAAAGTTTCTATTATAGGCGGTAATACAAGTGGTGGTGCTCTATATGTCCAACAAGTTCAAATAACAGGCGAAGGCTGATGAAACTGATTACGGAAGAAATCGAACAGGTAGAATTTATCGTTGAAAATCGCAACGGTAAAAAATCTCTTTATATTGAAGGGGTTTTCCTCCAAGGAAACATCAAAAACCGTAATGGTAGAATGTATCCAATGGAAACTCTTCGTAAGGAAGTTTCTCGATACAATGAAAATCATGTTACTTCTGGAAGAGCACTTGGAGAACTAGGTCATCCTGACGGTCCTACCGTTAATCTCGACCGTGTTTCTCATAAAATTGTCTCTTTAAAAGAGAGTGGTTCTAATTTTGTCGGTAAGGCAAAAATTCTTGGAACTCCAATGGGTAAAATTGCGTCTTCACTTTTAGATGAAGGTGTAAAACTTGGCGTTTCTTCTCGTGGTGTTGGATCACTAAAACAAACCCGTGAGGGATATAGTGTAGTTGGTGAAGATTTCATGCTAGCAACCGCTGCTGATATTGTAGCTGACCCTTCTGCTCCTGATGCATTTGTTTCAGGAATTATGGAAGGAAAAGATTGGGTTTGGGATAATGGCATTCTGCGTGAGAAGTTCGCAGAAAAGACTTATAAGCAAATTAACACTTTGGTTACCCAAAAGAAACTTGATGAGGAGAAATTGGATTTATTTAACAATTTCTTATCAAACTTATAAAACTTCTAAATAAATATAGATTTAATTAAGCGTAAATCGGAGAACAATCAAATGGCTCGTGGTAAAAAATTACAAGAAATGGAACAGTCAAAGACTGCTGTGAATGCCAATGCTGCTCCAGCAGAACCTATGGGTAAAATCAAAGGTGCTGAAGTGGAAGATCTTGGAGGTCCTACCCCTGAGAATTATAGTCCTACTAATGACTCCGCAAAGTTGAAGCCTGCTGGCGGTACGCTTAAGCAAGTTAAAGACGTGGTTAACAAGAATGCTGGTAAAGCAGATCCCATGCAAAAGTTAAAAGGTGCTATTGCACAGTCAGAGGAAGAAGAAATGGATGCGGAAGCAACTCTAGAAGAAACCCCTACAGTTACCGACGAGGTAGTTGAAGAGGATGTTGTTGAAGCAGAAGAAACTGTAGAAGAAACAGTTGCTGAGTATGACATGGAAGAAGATGTTAATGCTCTCCTCGGTGGCGAAGATCTTTCCGAAGATTTTAAAGCAAAAGCAAAAACAATCTTCGAAGCAGCAATCAACTCTAAAGTTGCTGCCGTCAAAGAAGAAATTCAAGCAGAATATGACGCTAAGCTTGCTGAAGGTGTTGCGGAAGCAAAAGAAGAACTTTCAGAGCGTGTAGATTCTTATCTTGAGTATGTGGCAGATGAGTGGTTCCAAGAGAATGCACTTGCAGTAGAAGCCGGACTTAAGACTGAGATGACAGAATCGTTCCTTGAAGGAATGAAGAGTCTTTTTGAAGAACATTATGTATCAATCCCTGAAGAAAAATATGATGTACTCCATAATATGGTAGACAAACTTGATGACATGGAAACCAAGCTCAATGAGCAAATCGAGAAGAACATCGGACTAAACAAGAGACTCGGTGAGTCTGTTGCCAATGGGATTCTTGAGAACGTTTCTGAGGGTCTAGCAGCCACTCAGAAAGAGAAGCTCGCCTCACTTTCTGAAAGTGTTGAGTTTGAAAGTGAAGAATCATATCGTGAAAAGCTGGAAACCCTAAAGGAATCTTATTTCCCAACTAAAGGTGCTCCATCTTCTAAATCCGAGACCCTTTCAGAGGGAGTAGACAATGCAGAAGGTGTTGTAACACATTCTAATTCAATGGCTGCTTATCTGAATACACTATCACGGATTAAAAACTGAATTTAACATTAATCAAACTAAACACTAAAAGGAAAAGCAATGTTCCAATCAGAATCATTGCAGGAAAAGTGGAAGCCGCTTCTAGAGTATGAAGGTCTTGATCCAATCAAAGACAATCATCGTAAAGCTGTTACCGCAGTCCTGCTAGAAAACCAAGAAAAATTCCTCCGAGAGGAGCAACAGTTCGGATCAGGCCTCAGCTTGATGGAAACTGTTCCAACAAACCATGCTAACACAGCAGGTAGCCAAGGTGGTTTTGGCTCTAGTGCCGCCGCACCACAAGCAGGTTTCGACCCTGTGCTGATCTCCTTGATCCGCCGTTCGATGCCTAACTTGGTTGCATATGACCTTGCTGGCGTTCAGCCAATGAGTGGTCCTACTGGACTAATCTTCGCAATGCGCTCTAAGTACACCGGAATGTCAGGTGGACAGAGTAGCGAAGCACTCTTCAACGAAGCAGACTCTGCTTTCTCTGGACAGACTTCCGCATTCGCTACCACAGAATTTACCAGCATCAAGTCTGGTATGGGTACGACTTCACAGTCTGGTTCTAACCCCGCTGTTCTTAACCCAGTTGGTACTGCTACATCTACTGCCTACGACGTAGGTCAGGGAATGTATACAGGTACTTCTGAGAACTTAGGCGATGGTGCGAACAACCAGTTCAACCAGATGGCATTCTCTATCGAGAAAGTCACTGTAACTGCACGTTCCAGAGCACTGAAAGCCGAGTACTCACTAGAACTCGCACAGGACCTTAAAGCAATTCATGGTCTGAATGCTGAAGCCGAATTGGCCAACATTCTTTCGACTGAAATCCTTGCTGAAATTAACAGGGAAGTCATTCGTACCATTTACAAAGTTGCTGAACAGGGTGCTGTACAAAATACCGCAACAGCCGGTATATTCGACTTAGACATCGACTCCAACGGACGTTGGTCAGTTGAGAAGTTTAAAGGTCTCCTATTCCAGATCGAGCGCGATGCTAACGCAATCGCACAAAGAACTCGTCGCGGAAAGGGCAACATCATCCTCTGCTCTGCAGACGTTGCTAGTGCTCTAACCATGGCTGGTGTTCTGGATTATACACCTGCTCTTAACGCTAACCTCAATGTTGACGACACAGGCAACACCTTCGCTGGTGTGCTTCAAGGTAAGTATCGTGTCTACATTGACCCATATGCTGCTAACCTGACTTCTGCTAACGCAACTCCAGGCAACCAGTATTATGTCGTTGGTTACAAAGGTTCCTCACCTTATGACGCTGGTCTATTCTACTGCCCATACGTTCCTCTTCAGATGGTTCGTGCAGTGGGAGAAAACACCTTCCAGCCTAAGATTGGCTTTAAGACCCGTTATGGTCTTGTTGCTAACCCCTTCGCTGAAGGAACAACAGTCGGTAACGGAATCCTTACCGTCAACAACAACCGCTACTACAGACGTGTTGCTGTTAAAAACCTCATGTGATACAGATGGATATATTCCATTTTCACTTCAAAGCACTTCCTTCGGGAGGTGCTTTTTTTTGTCTAAATACTAGGTGGAGACCTGCACGAACTAATGGCTGTAGAAAATGCATATAAACGTCAGATAAAGAATAGAAATTTTCTGGCACCAACTGGTTTTAAACTGGTATTGAATAGATCTCCCAAGGTTGCTTTCTTTAGTAATGCAGCCAATATTCCTGGTATTACTTTAGGAGAAGCAATTCAACCCACTTATCTTAAAGATATTCCTACCCCTGGCGATAAGATTGTATTTGATGATTTTACCGTTCGTTTTATGGTAGATGAAGATCTTAAGAATTATATGGAGTTGCAAAATTGGATACGTGGATTGGGATATCCCGAAAGCTTGGAAGAAATATATGATCTCCAAAATGAAGAGAGGGATATTACTACAAAATCTTCTCATGTAATGGATATCTATTCTGATGCTACTCTTACAGTATTGGGAAGTAGTCAGACTCCTATCTTTAAAATACTTTTTAGAGATTTGTGGCCTTATAGTTTGACAACATTGCAATTTGATGCTACAGATACAGATGTAAACTACTTTACAGCAGAGGCAGGTTTCAAGTATACTATCTACGATATAACTGATATTAGTGGCAAGGATTTATGAGTTTGAGTCTTGAAGCAATTCAAGAGATGTGGGAAAAAGATGCTAAGATAGACAGAGATAATCTACACGAAGAATCATTGAACATCCCTTCTCTTCATGCGAAATATTTTGAATTATATAATACTATATTCCTTTTAAGAAAGAAAGCAGAACAGCAAAGGAAGAACATCCGTCATGAACGGTATGAGTATTTTAGTGGGAAAGCAGACCCAGAAGTATATGTAGAAAATCCCTTTGGTAAAAAGATTAGGGATAAGGATACTATGCAGAAGTATTTGGATGCAGATGAAAAGTTATCTAATACTTCCTTAAAGATAGATTATTATGATACAATGCTAGTATACCTTGAAAGTATTCTTAAAGTGATACAGAACAGAACGTTTCAAATTAAGAATGCCATTGAGTTTATGAGATTTAATTCTGGATTGGGATAGTGGAAATAGTTAAAGTTTCAAATATAATCACTGAAGGAACTGCTGAATCTATTAAACGAATAATGTTTGAGCATGATTTTCCTTGGTATTATTCTCCAGAAACTTTAGGGGATAATGCAAAAAACGATAAGTATCAATTTGTTCATTCTTTTTTTGAAAAAGGTGTAGCTACTTCTCATTTGTCGGAAATGATGTTAAATTTTTTTCGACAATTACCCGAATTTAAAACCCATCATTTAATGCGTTTTAAAGCAAATCTTACTTCACCATATAAAAGGAATATGGAACTTCCTCATATGGATAATGAAAATATTGCTTCTGTTTCATACTTATATTATGTTCATGATTGTGATGGTCCAACTGCATTTTATCTTAATTGGTGGAGAAAAATAAAAATTTATCCCACACAAGGACTTTTAATAAAGTTTCCTTCTAACATTAAACATGGTGGAAATTGTCCTTTTAAGTATGATAGAAGAATTGTATTCACTCTAATATTTCATCCAACTTCAGCATTGGGTTGACAATACTCAATAAATACCCATAGATGTAATGGATTTGCTTGAGAACGGATGTTGTTATAGGAAAGAAGAATGAAGTGTTCCTAAAGATACAAGGGGAACCTCACGTCTTTATGGAATTACAAGAACACTTTACCTTTGAGGTAGATGGATATAAGTTTATGCCACAATACCGTAATAAGTATTGGGATGGTAAGATTCGCCTATTCAGCACAGCAA